CAAGGCAGAATCGTAAAGTAACTATTAACTTATAAAGGAGTACAATCATGGCTCAGTTTTTTGAACCAAGTCCTGATACTAATGCTAACTTTGGTAACTCTGTAAGTGGACAAACCAATAGTTTCTTCCTACCTAAGATATATTCCAANAAGGTTTTAAACTTTTTNAGGAAGGCATCTGTAGTGGAAGCTATTACTAACACCGACTATGCCGGTGAGATATCTGCTTTTGGAGACTCAGTTAGAATTATTAAAGAACCTGTAATATCAGTTTCTGATTATACAAGAGGTTCTGACACTACTTCCACAAAGTTAACCGACCAAGAAATTTCACTTGTTGTCGATAGTGCAAAAGCTTTCAAATTCATCGTTGATGATATTGAAACAAATATGTCTCATGTAAACTTCAAAGAAGTTGCAACCTCATCTGCTGCTTACGCGTTGAGAGATTCATATGATGCTGCTGTTATCGCTTCAATGTTTAGTGGAGTTTCAACTTCAAGCCCTGACCATGTCTTGGGTGCAGATGCTTCGGCAGCTACACAAACAATGGCACAACATCAAGGTGGTTCTAATGGTATCGACCTAACAGGTTCTGATGGTACTGGAACAGACCCACTAGATGTAATGTCATTCATGGCTAAATTACTTGATGAGCAAAGCGTGCCAGAGGAAGGCAGGTGGTTCGTAGCCCCTCCTTCATTCTACAACGAACTTGCACAGTCTGGTTCTAAGTTATTGTCTGTAGACTTTAACGCAGGTCAAGGGTCAATAAGAAACGGGTTGGTTTCTAGTGGAAAACTTCGTGGTTTTGATATGTATAAGTCTAATAACGTTGCTGCTACATCTACTTGTAGTGGTAAAGTATTGGCTGGGCACATTTCATCTACTGCAACTGCTCAAACTATCATCTCAACTGAGGTCCTAAGAGACCCTAGTTCTTTCGGTGATATCGTTAGAGGATTGCACGTATATGGTGCTAAAGTATTAAGACCTGAAGCATTAGTTTCAGCTTTTTATTCTATTGATTAATTTCAATACGGGGGAGTCTTCGGACTCCTCCACTTTTTTAGGACAACTATGAAACATAACGAACAACAACAAACAGGTAATCCCAAGCCTAGTGGCAACCTTGCATATTATAATTCTATTGAAGAGAAAGAAAAAGTATGTAAAGAAATGATGGGTTACAACACAATGAATTTTAAATACGAACAAGAAAAGGGGAAAAAATAATGGAACATGGCAAAAAGAAAAAAATGATGGGTGGTGGTATGCAAAGACAACAAGCCAATAAGGGTCGTATGATGTACAATAAAGGCACTAATAAAAAAGATAATATGAGAGCTATGTACAATAAAGGAACTCTTGTACAAAAACCTAACTAAACATGAAGGTTTCAGCACCAAAAGGCTATCACTGGATGAAGTCTGGTAAGTCTTTTAAATTAATGAAAGACCCACGTGGAGGTTATAAACCTCATAAGGGAGCAAGTAAAACTGCAAATTTTGAAATACAAAAGGTTCATAAAAAATAATGGCAACAACATATTTAGATTTAACAAATGAGATTCTTAGAGAACTCAATGAAGTACCTTTAACATCATCTAACTTTTCAAGTGCTGTTGGCTTTCAACAGTTTGTTAAAGATGCTATCAATAAATCTATCTTTGATGTTGCTAATGAAGAACCTCAATTACCTTTCTTTGCAACCGGTGAAAGTGGAGCAACAGACCCTTTTTATGGGAACGTAACTGTAGCAACTGTAGCCGGACAAAGATGGTATGAGTTAAAAGCAGCAAGTTCTAGTGTAGCTGATGATTATGCTTCAGTAGACTGGGACGATTTTTACTTGACTACTATTAATGTTTCTGGAGAATCATCTCCATTTGTTTCGAGAGGATTACGTTTTTTAAACTTATCTGATTGGAGGAACAATTACAGAGATAGTGAGAATATAGATGATGCTGATTCTCAAGCTTATGGTGAGCCACAGTTTGTAATTAAATCTCCTGATAGTAGAAAATTTGGATTAAGTCCAATCCCTGATAAAGTTTATAATGTGCATTTTTATGCATTTGATAGACCAACAAAACTCTCAGCTCACGATGATACAATAGTATTTCCCGAGCAATACAGTAATGTAATAACAGCAAGAGTTAGATATTATGTGTGGCAGTTTAAAGAAAGCCCACAACAAGCTGCATTTGCTTTAGAAGATTATAAGAAAAACTTAAAATTAATGAAGTCAAGTTTAATTAATCCTACACCTAGAGTAATGACAGATGATAGAAGATATTTTTAACATATGGCACGTTCTCAACCTTATACAGTAGCCTGTGATGGAGGATTAGTAAAAGCATCTAATCAGATAGATTTACTTAAAACTCCCGGAGTAGCTACTGAACTTAAAAACTTTGAAGTATCTATTGAAGGTGGATACAGACGTATTAATGGTTTTTCAAAGTTTGGTGGAGGTAGTGCAGCTTTACCAACAGGTAGTGTTACAAATGTATTAGGAGTAATACCCTATGGTGATGGAGTTGTAGCTTGTGCAGGTACAGGAATATTTTTTAGTCAAGATGGCACAAGTTGGACCAACATAAGTAGAAGTTCGGTTTCTGGAAGTGGTGATAATCATACTGCTTTTACAGGTCGTAGCACACTAACTAGAACTTCTCAAGGTCAAGTAAATTTTGCAATCTTTGAAGGTGCTACATTTGATTATGGTTTATTAGTAATATGTGATGGAGCTAACAAACCTTATTTCTTTAGAATGGAAGGAACAGGTTCGTTTACAGGTAGAACTTTCTTTGCAGGAGAGATAACTGTAACAGGGACAAAGTTTGCAACTCATGCAGCTATTCACGACAAACATTTAGTTGTTGCAGGAGTTGAAGATAATTTAAATAGTATATTTTATAGTGGTACATTAGACCCAACAGACTTTACAAGTACAGGGTCAGGTTCAATAACACTAGAAGACCAAGTAGTAGGTATAAAAAGTTTCCGTGATGAACTGTTTATATTTTGTGAAAATAGTATATTCAAGTTACAAAATATAAATAGCACACCGGTCATTGTACCAGTTACTAAAAATATTGGTTGTCTAAGTGGACAAAGTATACAAGAGATAGGTGGTGATTTGATATTTTTAGCACCTGATGGTTTTAGAACAGTAGCCGGTACAGCAAGAATCGGAGACGTTGAGTTGGGAACTGTATCAAAAGCGATACAACCTTTACTAACTACACTAGCTGAAAATATAAATACTTTTACTATTACAAGTTTAGTATTAAGAGATAAATCACAATACAGATTATTTTATACCGATACAACAACTCCAACAAGTTTACAAAGAGGGATTATTGGTACACTAAGACCAAATGGTTTTCAATGGTCAGAAACTAGAGGTATATCAGCAACAGCTACTGGCTCTGGTTTTAATGAGAATGGTATTGAAGAATACTATCATGGAGATTCTACAGGTTATGTATATATACATGATTCTGGTAATGATTTTGATGGTAGTAATATTTTAGCCAGATATGCTACACCAGACTATGATTATGGTGATTTTGGAACATTAAAAACTTTACACTATGTAAGAGTTTCAGTTTCAGCAGAAGGTATTGTAACACCAGAGTTACAAATTAAATATGACTTTGGTAATACAAGTGTTCCACAACCAGCAAGTAATTTTAGTTTTGGTACAGTAAATCCACCGGCAGAGTTCGGTGAAGCTGTATTTGGCACAAGTGTCTTTGATGGCACAGCAAGTCCACTAATTAGAATACCAGTTCAAGGTAGTGGCACAAGTAATAATTTTACAGTTTTAACAGAGGATACAAAAGCACCATATAAAATTAATGGTTTATACATAGATTTTATACCATCCGGCAGGAGATAATAAATGGCAAGTTACACAAGACAAAGTACATTCGTAGATGGAGATACCATCACAGCAGCGATATTTAATAATGAGTTTAATCAATTATTAGCTGCATTTAATAATTCAACAGGACACAAACATGATGGCACAACAGCCGAAGGTCCAGTTATAGGATTAATTGGAGATGCAGGAGAAACTTCTCCAAACAATAAAGTTTTAATAGATACAAGTAATAACCACATAGAGTTTTATGTAGAAGTATCTAGTAGTTCAGTCCAACAGTTATACATAGCCGATGGTGCTCTTGTACCTGTTACAGATAACGATATAGATTTAGGTACAAGCTCTTTAGAATTTAAAGATGCTTTCTTTGATGGTACAGTTACTACAGATGCATTAGTAGCTGATACAGCAGATATAAATGGTGGTACGATAGATGGAGTTACTATAGGTGGCTCTAGTGCTGGTGCAATAACAGGTACAGCTATTACTGGTACAAGTTTTGTTATCGGTTCAGCAGATATAAACGAAGCTGAACTAGAAACGATTGATGGTGTAACTGCTGGTACAGTTGCAGCAAGTAAAGCAGTCGTTGTAGATAGTAACAAAGATATTGGAAGTTTTAGAAATATTACTTTAACTGGAGAACTAGATGCAGCAACACTTGATATTTCAGGTGATGCAGATATTGATGGTACATTAGAAGCTGATGCGATTACTATTGCAGGTGTAACACTAGCAGAAACAATATCTGATACAGTCGGAGCTATGGTTAGCTCTAATACTGAAACAGGTATATCTGTAACTTACGATGATTCTGATAACACACTAGACTTTGTAATTGGTTCAGGAGTTATTACTAATGCGATGTTAGCGGGTTCAATAGCTAATTCTAAATTATCTAACTCTAGTATAACAGTAAGTGATGGCTCAAGCTCTACAGCTATTTCATTAGGTGGTACATTAACCTTTGCCGGAACATCTAATGAAGTTGAAGTAGGAGAAAGTTCAGGTACAATTACTGTAGGTTTACCAAGTGCTGCCCAGATAACAACATCATTAGGTGTTGGTGGTGGCTCAACAAATGGTGTTCAGATATCTCAAGGTGCTATTGCTATTAAAAATGGTGGCACACAATCATATATAGATTTTTATTGTGAGTCTTCAAATGCTCACTATGCAAGATTACAGTCAGCAGCTCACTCGGCTTATTCAGGTAATATTACTCTTACCTTACCAGCTTCTACAGGTACACTTGCATTAACNTCNGANGATATNACAGGTACAGCAGCAGTTGCTACTTCTGTAACAGTATCAGCAAATAACAGTACAGATGAAACTATATTCCCTGTATTTGTTGATGGTGCTACTGGAAGTCAAGGATTAGAAACTGATACAGGCTTTACATATAATCCTAGCTCTGGAAACTTAACTATTGGTGGTGCTTTAACTGCTGCAAGTTTAGATATTTCAGGCGATGTAGATGTAGATGGTACACTTGAAGCTGATGCTATTACAGTTAATGGTACAACACTTGCTGAAACTATTTCAGATACTGTTGGTGCTATGGTTAGTTCTAACACAGAAACTGGCATATCCGTAACGTATGATGATAGTGATAATACTTTAGACTTTGTAATCGGTAGTGATGTTATTGTAAACTCTATGATAGCAGACGATGCTATTGATTCAGCTCAACTTGCTGATGGTTCAATCGACACAGTTCATATTGCAGACGACCAAGTTACAGGTGATAAGTTATCTAATGATATAACTATTGCGAATGATTTAACAGTTGCAGGAAACTTAGTAGTTACAGGTAGCACAACACAAACAGGTTCAACAGTATCTAACTCTAATTTTCAATCACTTTCTAATAATAATAGTGGTAATGCTACAGACTTTGGTTTCTTTGGTAAATATGTAGAGTCAAGCACAACTAAATATGCAGGTTTGTTTTTTGATGCTTCTACTGATAATACCTTTAGATTATTTGTAGATACACAAACAGAACCTAGCACAACAGTTAATACAAGTGCTACAGGATATGCAGTAGGAACATTAGTAGCAAATGTAACAGGTAACGTATCAGGAACAGCAGCTACAGTAACAGGTGCAGCTCAATCAAACATTACAAGTCTTGGTACACTAACAACGCTTACAGTTGACAATGTAATTATTAATGGTACTACTATTGGTCAT